ACAATGGGATTGTAAGGCAAATTAAAAAGCTAGATGTAGATTGCAAAAAAGCCGAGCAAATAAGATGTAGCGTTACAAATAACAGACGTCGAAAAACCCTGCCAAGACCGTACGTTATCGAAGCGTTTAAAGATTATTTTGACGAAGATACCTATGCACAGATGTATATCAAATCATATCGTGAGTATCACAACCCAAATGACCACGAGACGGAACTTTTTGTAAAACTAAAAAGAGCGCACAAAGATACTAAGTTAGAGCATTGCAAGCAGACTAAGCGTCTGATATATGCAGCTATGAGTTTTTAGAGGTATAACACATGACAGATAAAATAAACGCAGAGAGTATGCAAGCTGCATACAACGAAAATTATCAAATGTTTTTAGCTAAAAATGCAGATTATGGGAACTCGTTCGAAAAGTCTTTGAATGACTTCGGATTTATCGCTGGTGTCGTCCGTATAAGCGATAAATACAACAGGTTATATAATCTTATAAACAGTGACAAAAACGTCTCAGAAAGCCTGTCAGACACGTTAAACGACATGGCTAATTATTGCGTGATGTTAGCGGTTTGGTTGGAGGTTAAGGATGATACCAAAATTTAGAGTGTGGGATAAAGTAACGCAAGCTATGGGCGTGGTTGAAGCAATAGATTACGTCGATAACAAAATATACACCTTTTATCGGAAAGTTGTCCGTAGATATATCCCTTTCGAGGAAGCTGTGTTAATGCAATCAACAAACCTAAAAGATAAAAACGGCATTGAGGTGTTTGATGGGGATATCGTTAAGTGTTGCAGACTTTTTAACGACTCTTTGTCTGAGTACGTAGGACAAGTAAAATTTGTAGATTTTGGTTGGAACATAGTTGATAAAGCAGATACACACGATCCATTTTACAACTACAAAGACGGGTGTCCAGACGAAATTCGGGAAATCGAAAATATCGGAAATATACACGAAAATCCAGAATTACTAGAAAGGTTAGAAGGATGATTGAAGAACAAGAAATACTTGACTGCATTACGCAGGACACAAAAGCAACTTAAACGTGCTAGTGATGATAGAGCTAGACAGACTAAGCGGATTGCTGAGCTGACTGGAAATGGGGGATAGGGTATGATTGACGAAATTTTAAAAAGACTTAATAAAGAATTTGACAATGATCTGGATAACTACGGACAAGAAAGCTACGCTGGTTATATGGCTGCAATAGGTGTAGCAATTGAAATTGTTGAAGAAGTTAAGCGAGGTAGCAAATGAATATTGAAGAAGCGAAGAAATTGATAGACAAACAGTCTATTGGTAAAGGTGGTGTCGGCGACATTCCAGTAGTGAAAACACATATTGTAAAAGTATTACTCGACCAACTCATTCAACCAAAACCAGAAGTGCCACAGTTTGTGGCTGATTGGATTGAGGAACATAAAAAATCATTTTCGGATGCGTCTGCAATAGATATGTACGATAATCTCACCTCTGATAACCGAGGTGGCTATTATCATGATGTGTGGCTTTGGGCTATTGACCACCACAATGATTTTATTAGTGCTTGGATGCATGGCTACACAATCGAAAAAGAGAAGCTGTATACGGTTGAGATACCAAATCCGAATAGTGATTTAAAAATAATTTTAGTAAAGGTAAACAAGAAACTAAAATTAATTGAAGCATATGAAGATCAATTAGAGGAATACAAAAATATTAGAAACGTCACCGAATCCGAAATCCGCAAAGACTTTGACTGGGCTTGGCAGTTTAGAGAAGAGGTGGCGGAATGAAAGAAAAAACAATTTTTATATCCAAAAAATATGCAAATGACTTTAACAATGACAAATATAATTTGTCCTCTGGCTATTATTTTAGAAGTGGTGAAAAACATGATATTGCTATTGTTAAATATGGTGAAAAAGATTATTTAAAAAATACTGATTTAGCATATGTTGTATGCGATAAAATCGTTGACGCAGACTCTATAGGCTTCGTTTATCATGGTGAATATGAAACTTGGCATTTTAAACTATTAAACACAGAAGCAAATTAAAGTCCCACGCAAGCGCCTAAGAGCCTGCAATGGCTCTGTGGGTCTACGAGCTGGAATACTCGTTAAACTTACCCTGGAAGCTTTCTGTAAGTATTCAGCTGCGTAGCGTGGAATAATCGTTACGTAGTTATAGAGCGAAATTTTTAGAAAGGGAAATATCCTCCGACATTTTTTTCATAAAAAATCTAAAGTCTGTTATCGCTCACAGATGATTATACAAGCGCAAAGCTGAAAATATAGTGCTGACACAAAACTAAAAATTTAATACTCGACATTTAACAACACAAAAAAACAGTCAGCAGAAAAAGGAAAGGAGAACAATAAAAAAGCGCTCGTGAAAGCGCCATTCGGTATATATTCGTACAACTATTATATCATACGAGGAGCTTTCATGACGTTTTTTCCAGAAATTAATATACAAAAGACTAAATCAAACGCTAAGCGAAAACTAAGAGAGTATCCACGCTGGCGTAGGATCGCTAATGATGTAGATACTCAAAAAGTGACAGCCACTTATTCCTTTGAGCCTAGACAATCACACGGAACTCCTAGTAAGCCAGTTGAACGCTTAGCACTCAACCGTGTGTCAGCTGAACAAGAATTAGAAGCAATTGAGCAATCAGTTAGTATGATATTGGAGCCAGAAAAGCGTAGGATTTTGTATGAAAAATACTTATCTCCTTACAAGAATGCAGATAAGGTTATTTATACAGAATTATGTATGTCAGAGAGTTTTTATTATGACACGCTAGATGCTGCATTATTGGCTTTTGCAGAGCTTTATAGGGAGGGCTCTTTGATTGTAGAGCAAGGAGTTTTTGACTAGTTTTTATACAGTAATACAATAGTTTATACATAAAAATATGTGTTAATATAGTATTATCAAAATAGCAAGAAGAGATAATCATTTACCAACAGACTATTTATTTAGTCGTCAACTTTAACTACTATCAAACTTGTTATTTTGTAGCTAAAAGGCGAGATAGGGTGTTGAGACGTAGCTCAGTTGGGGGAGCGATATGACTATAAAGGGTCTGAAACGTACGCAGGTTCGAATCCTGCCGTCTCAATAGTGGTTATTTCAGCCACTAGAGCAATACAGCGGGCGTGGGACATGGATCGGAGTTTTAACCGTTTTTTTGTGTAGACCTAGTGGTATTAATCACGTTCGATTCGTGATGGGTCTATAGGCTTACTTTAAAAATAAGCACTGGTATCTCTACGGGGACCTTTGCGCCAAGTAAGACTAAACCGTTGGAACATGAACCGTGATTGGAAAACGGTAGAGGTAGCGCCTTGATAATTGGATTGTCGACGGTCTGATTATATGTGTCGGTTCGATTCCGACTGTTCCTATAATTAAAATAAAAGAGGTAACGAAATGGAAACTGTAAAATCAAAACAATATAAACAAGTAGACTTTATTCAATCCGTTTATGCAAAGCAGTCACCAGCATTTAGAAAAGGTTATGAGTTAGATAAGAAATTGGAAGAACCAATTAGTCATTAGTCATCACATTGTGGTGGCTTTTTATTATGCAAAAAGAACCACAACGGTGGCTCTTATGCTTGTAATTTTAATTCAAGTGCTTCAGTAAGGACTTGAGAAAAGTTGAGGTTTTTATCTTCGGCTGCGTTGTTCAACCACTCAGGAATAGTCACGTTTTTGCGTACCTTCTTAGAGTGATATTTTTTCATGTAGGCAATCATATCAATGCCAATTAAAGCAATATCAGAACCAAGATACTGTTCTTTTAAATCAGAAACGGAGCTCGCCTTTGGATAGTCAGTATAATCCTCAAGGGCAAAACCTAAGACTTCGACAGCCATTTCGTAAGCTTCTTGAAAGTCTTCACCTTGAGTGATTGCTTCAGGGACATCTGGAAATGTAACCATGATATAATCTGAGTCTTGTGTAAATATAGCTGGATAAACTAACATAATGATTCTCCTTTGATTATTGTGAGATAAGCAAGTCATCTTGTCAAGCGGATTATTTCAAACCCGCTTGTTTTAAGATGGTATCTTCAAGACCCTTACCAAGGTCTTTATTGTGCATTGGAACGATTGTTTGGTGTCCTAAATCATCACGAAGTTTTTTATGACTACCGTTTTGACTAATTTCATAAAACCCGTTCTTTTTAAGCAATTTAATCATTTGCTTAGGGGTCATTGGCATATTGCTTACCTCACTTTCTATACTTATATTATACACATAAAAGACATGTTTGTCAAGTAAAATACGCATAAAATACTTATTTTTTATTGGAGGTCAGGCAATGAGACCACAGAAGCTAACTATTTCTAGAGGCAGACGAACGACTGTTGACTATGATGATAGATCAGCAGAGTATAGAGACTACAATCGTAATCGTTGGAAGTATGACAAGAAGACTAAGCAGTTCTACAACTCTAAGATATGGAGAGAGACAAGCAAACAAGTCTTGCTACAAAGCGACTATGTTTGTGCAATGTGTGGAGGAGAAGCAACGATGACTGACCACATTATAAGCGTCAAAAAAGATTGGAGCAAAAGATTGGACTGGAACAACCTGCAAGCAAGCTGTAAAGCTTGTAATGATATTAAAGCAATACGAGAAAGATTTAATAGATAAAACGGTCATATATTAAAAACAGGGGAGTATTCCACAATAACATACGGAATATACCCCATCTTTTTTTGAACAGGGCTACATTGTTCGTGTTTTTAAGAACGCGCCCTTTTCCGTGCAAAATATTCCCTTTTTGAAATTTTTGAACTGTCAATTTTCGTGTAAAGGAGGTAACTTTGGGAAGAAAATTAAAGGTGGTTGAAACAACAAAAAAACACCTCACAAAAGAAGAAAAAATAGCAAGAGAAACCGCGCAGAATAAGGCTTCTGACGGACTTGATAAATTACAAATAACGCCCCCTCGGCATCTCAATGAGGTGGCTAGAGCGGAATATCGTAGAATCATAAATGACCTCCAGACCCTACCCGTAAGAAACCTCGATAGAGGCCTTCTAGAACTCTATTGTTCTTGGTATGCAATCTATAAAGAGACAACCAAGAAATTAGATGAAATTGGTTATTTTACAAATGACCCGGATAAAGGGTTGATTCCAAGTCCGCTCATTTTAACATTGGAAAAAGCTACTGCGAATATCAGAAGTAGCGCTAGTCAATTAGGGCTGACAGTAGATAGTCGTATGAAGATGTTTATACCTAAAGAAGAAGAAAAACAAAAAAGTATATTTGATAAATTTGGCGGTTAGTTAGAAAGGAGGTCATGACAATAGAATACGATTATTCAGCAATTAGCGACATTTATAAAGATGACACTTTTTATTATGCAAAAAAGATTGTTGATGAAGAGATTAAAGCAAGCAAGAAAGTGTTTAAGGCTTGTTTAAGACATTTGAATGACCTCAAACGTATAGAAGATGAAGATTTTAAATTCATCTACTTGCCACAAAAAGCATCTGATCCAATTAATTTCATTGAGATTTTACCAGACGTCAAAACAGGAAAACCTTATCCATTAGCAATGTTCCAAAAATTTATTATTGGGAATTTATATGGATGGCGGAAGAAAACAGACCATTCCTTAAGACGTTTTAGAAAAGCTATGATTTCTGTTGCTCGTAAAAATGGTAAAACCATTCTTATAGCTGGTATATTGCTTTATGAATTTTTGTTTGGTCACAATCCGTCTATGAGTAGGCAATTGTTTTGTACAGCGAACGACCGCACGCAAGCTAAAATAGCTTGGGATATGGCAAAAAAGCAGTTAGCTTCCTTAAGAGCAAAGGATGCCGATGTCAGAAAAGCTACAAAGATTGTCCGTGATGAACTAAAAAACTTACATGATGAATCTTATATAAGGGCGCTTAGTCGTGATACTGGCGCAGTTGATGGATTTGAACCGTACGTTGGAGTGTTGGATGAGTTCGCAGCGTCAAAGACAAACGAAATGTTAGAACTATTGGAATCTGGTCAAGGACAGTTGGATAATCCGTTTATCTTAATCATTTCAACGGCTGGTATGGATTTGAATGTTCCGATGCACACAATTGAGTATCCATACATTACTAAAATACTAGACGGAGAAATCACAGACGAGGGCTATTTTGGCTATGTCGCAGAGCAAGACAACGAGGAGGAAATTAAAGATGAAACGAATTGGATAAAATCTAATCCAATTCTCGAAGTCGATACTCTACATGATAAGTTGATGGACTATCTAAGAACTCGTCGTAAGGTATCTCTAGAGACTGGAGAAGTCAACAAAGTGTTGATCAAAAACTTCAATATGTGGCGTCAATCCAGCGAAGAATCATATATAGATAAACAGTCGTGGGAGCTTGCTAAGATTGATAAGCCAGACACATACAAGCGTAGGGTTTGGCTAGGTGTTGACGTTGGGCGTGTAAGTGACTTGTTTGCCATTAGTCCTGTTGTTATGATGGATGATTATTGGTATGTTGATAGTTTTTCATTTGTAGCTACAAAGTATGGCTTAACTGCCAAAGAAAAGCGAGATGGTGTATCTTATAGCAATCTAGAACGTCAAGGATATTGCGAAATAACAACCCTTGAGAGCGGGGTTATAGATGATGAACGGGTTTTGGAAAAAATAGAGGAGTTAATCTATATAAACGAATGGGAAGTACATGGGATTTGCTTTGACCCATACCAATTCGGAACACTACTTACAATGATTGAAAAAAGACATCCGGAATGGCCTCTAATAGAAGTTTCGCAAACGACAATGGTGTTAAACATGCCGACAAAACAATTTCGTGACGACCTTAAAAAAGGCAAAATAAAGCATTCTGGCAATCCACTATTGACCATGGCTGCTAACAACGCTTATATTAAAACCGATAACAATGGCATGAGGATTGACAAGAACAAGAATAGCAACAAGATTGACCCGCTAGACGCAGTTCTTGACGGTTATGCTGTATGTTACCTAGAACCATTTGACGGTTCTGGCTACTGGACAAGCGAGAAAATTTTAGGAGGAGAGACGCTATTTTGATTGGTTTTATTTTAAAAAACATACATACATTGATCTTGCTGGTAGGTTTGGGACTGTTGATATACGGTCTTTTTTTATTTGGTGATAAGGTTGGTTTTATTGCCAGCGGAATTATATTAGTTATTTTAGCTATCTATGTAGATAGTGTAGGGGGAAGAAAATGAACAAACGTATTAAGAAAAAACGCAAACTAGAACACTATATCGCTTCACTCATCGCAGAAAACGTTATGTTTTCAAAGGAATTAATCAAACAACATGAACGGGTTGAACAACTTGAAAAAATTGTAGAGCATAACGCACAAGCGACTAACAATGAACTTAGTCGCATCAAAAAACACTCAAAGAAAAAATGGAAAAATAACGTCACCTTACCTATAGAAAGGAGGTGAGAATCTATGAGTTTTTTTCAACCTTTGGGAACTTCAAAGGTATCGTATGACGATTATATAGCGTCAGTCTTAGCTGGTGACGTCTCACAGCAGTATCTAGGTGTATCAGCCTTAAAAAATAGCGATGTCTTGACAGCTACGTCTATTATAGCTGGTGATATAGCTCGTTTTCCGCTCGTTAAAAAGGATATAAACGGGGATATTATCCACGATGAGGATATTAACTACCTATTAAATGTAAAGTCCACAAACAACGCAAGTGCTAGGACATGGAAGTTTGCCATGGCTGTTAATGCAATTTTAACAGGTAATTCGTTTTCTCGTATCTTGCGAGACCCTAAAACTGGTCAAGCTTTACAATTTCAGTTTTATAGACCGTCTGAAACTACTGTTGAAGAAACAGAAAACCACGAAATCATCTATACATTTACGGATACTTTGACTGCTAAAGAGATAAAATGTTTTGCACACGATGTTATTCACTGGAAATTCTTCAGCCATGACACAATACTCGGAAGGTCTCCGCTATTATCGCTAGGCGATGAGATAGACTTACAAACGGGTGGTATCAATACCTTAATTAAATTCTTCAAAGATGGTTTTTCTGGTGGTATCTTAACTATGAAAGGTGCTCAATTAAGTGGAGAAGCGCGTCAAAGAGCAAGACAAGACTTTGAGAAAATGCGTGAGGGATCTGTTGGAGGGAGTCCACTAGTTTTTGACAGCACAATGGAATATACGCCACTTGAAATTGATACTAACGTATTGCAATTAATCACAAGTAATAACTTTAGTACGGCTCAAATAGCAAAAGCGTTGCGCGTGCCAAGTTATAAGTTGGGCGTAAACAGTCCTAATCAGTCTGTAGCGCAATTAATGGAAGATTACGTAACAAATGACTTGCCATTCTATTTTGACGCTATAACGAGCGAAATAGGGCTTAAAACGCTTAACGATGGAGACAGGCGACTGTATCATGTTGAATTCGATACACGAAGCGTCACGGGTCGCAATGTCGATGAAATTGTCAAATTGGTTAATAACCAAATTTTGACACCTAATCAAGGATTGGTTGAACTTGGTAAGCAAAAATCAAAAGACCCTAACATGGATAGGTACCAGTCTAGTCTCAATTACGTGTTCTTGGATAAAAAAGAAGAATATCAAGATCAAGTTGGAGTCAAAGGGAAAAGGGGTGAGGTAAATGCCAAAGAAAATAAACCTTAAAGGTCCACTAATTGCTAATAATTCACAAGAAGTCTATGACTATTATGGCATGGAGGCTGTTAGTGCTAAAAGCATTATTGACAAATTGCCAGAAGATAATAGCGACATTATCTTGGAAGTTAATTCAAATGGTGGTCTCGTTACTGTTGGTAGCGAAATATATACCGCTCTGCGAAATTACAAAGGGAAAGTAACCGCAGAAATCACAGGAATGGCTGCGAGTGCAGCGTCTGTTGCAGTGATGGGGGCTGATAAAGTCGTCATGAGCCCAACGGCTCAAATGATGGTACATAAAGCTTTGTTTAATTGGGTTTCTGGTAATAGCGACGACTTGGACAAAGCTTCTAGCGCTCTTAAATCAAGCGATAAAGCCATTGTTAATGCTTATGTTGCAAAAACAGGTAAATCAGAAGATGAAATCATGCAATTAATGCGGAATGAAACTTTTATGTCAGCACAAGATGCTGTTGAGAGCGGATTTGCAGATGAAGTGATGTCGTTTGAAGCTATAGCAAGCATTGACAATCAAATGTTGCCACAAGCGGTTATTGATGACTATTACGCAAGCAGAAGCAAACGTAAGCAAGAGATTAATAACATGTTGCTAGAAATCGAAAAAGAAGAAATTTTACAAGGGCTATAAGCTCTTTTTATTGGAGGAAGAAAATGTTTGACGAAAAAATCGAAGAAATTAAAGCGGATATCACTGAATTAAACAAAGTGATTGCTGCTAAAACCGCAGAAGTCAAAGCTGCTTTAGAATCAGATGACTTAGAAACTGCTCGTTCTGTTAAAGCAGAGGTAGAAGCTACTAAAGCGAAATTAGTTGAATCAGAAAACGACTTGAAATTATATGAGTCTAGCGTTGAAGTTGGTGGTGCTGAAAATATTGGAGGAAAAGAAGTGACACAAGAGGAAAAAACATATCGCGAAAGTGTGAATGATTTCATTCGTTCGAAAGGTAAAATCGTAAACGATTCTTTACGTTTTGAAGGCAAAGATGAGGTACTTATGCCTATTAATGAGACAACCCCCGTAGAACCTAAAAAAGACGGTGTTAAGAAAACAGATGTAAAACCTGTCTCTAGTGAAGAAATCCTTTACACACCAGCTCGTGAAGTTAAGACAGTTGTTGATTTGAAACAATTCACAAGCATCCACCAAGCTAAAAAAGCATCTGGGAAATGGCCAGTTTTGCAACGTGCGACTGAAAAAATGGTTAGCGTTGAAGAATTAGAAAAAAATCCAAAACTAGGTAAGCCACAATTCACAAACGTCGCATGGGAAATTAAAACTTACCGCGGAGCTATCCCGTTGTCTCAAGAATCAATTGACGATGCAGACGTAGACTTGGTTGGTATTGTTGCTGAGACAATCGGTCAAATGAAAGTTAATACAACAAACGACGCTATCGCAACAGTTCTCAAGGAATTTGAAGCTAAGACAGTAAAAAACTTGGATGAAATCAAGAAGCTTCTCAACGTTGAATTAGATCCTGCTTACAATGTGTCATTTATTGTATCTCAAAGCTTTTATCAAACAATGGATACATTAAAAGATAAGAATGGTCGTTACCTACTTCAAGATTCAATCACTTCTGTTTCTGGGAAAGTATTCCTCGGAAAACCTGTTTTTGTGCTAGCTGATGAGGTTTTAGGTAAAGATACAGCATTTGTCGGAGATTTCAAACGTGGTGTATTATTCGCCGACCGCAAAGACCTTGGACTTCGTTGGGCAGATAACGAAATCTACGGTCAATACTTGCAAGCAGTTCTTCGCTTTGGCGTTTCAAAAGTTGATGACAAAGCTGGCTACTATGTGACATTCAAACCAGAACAATTGCCCTCATAAGGCCACTCAGGGAGTGGCGCAACCAGAAGTAAGCAGTGCTACAGTTGTTGGTAAACCAACCAAAGACAGCACCATTGAAGATATTAAAAAATATCTAACAAGCCAAAATATTGACTTTAGCGGTAAGACGCTAAAAGCAGACTTGTTAAAACTGGCTGGCGTTGAAGAGGTATAGTTATGACTGTATCTAAAGAGCTGCTAGATAGTGTGAAACTCTATTGTAAGATAGATTTTGATTTTGAAGATGACATTATTGAGGAAATGATTGCATCAGCACAAGAACAAATATGTTTTGCAATAGAAGAAGGCTCTACTCCAGAAATGTTTAAAAACTACGCTAAGTTTTCCTTAGCGGTTAAAAAACAGGTAAAGGAAGAGTATGATCATCGTGGGTTATCGGCGGATACTAATCGTTATCCGCTTGCCAACGGTGTTTTGAACATTATCCATCAATTGAGATTGAGGGGTGATGGGGCGTGATTACACGGAAAATGAATGTTAGAATAGCCATTTTTAGCCAAACTGGTGGTCAGAATGAAGATGGTGAAGTTGTATCTGCTATCAGGAAAGACTTGTATACCTGCTGGGCAGAGGTGTCTAAAACTCAATTGAGAGATTTTAATTATCAATCAAGATATCAGAATGCTAGCAATCTCCCAACAAATAAAGATACAAAAGTATTTTTAATTAGATACAATCCTAAGTTGTCTATTGATAATACGATGTTTATTGAGCATAACAAACATATCTACAAAATAGATAAAATTGAATTTGATGAATCCGGCAAGGAAATGATAATATTGAGTGGGGTTAGCATATCATGACAAAAGGGCTTGATGAAATTTTGGCTAATATTACTAAGTTAGAAGTAAAATCGCCCAAAATTGCCAAAGAAGCGGTAACACAGGTTGCTGAAGAATTTGAAAAAGCACTTACTAAGAATACGCCAGTCGATTATTCTGTGCATGACACAAAACTCAAATATGATACTGCAATTAGTGGATTCAAAGGTGCTAATGTAGGTATAACGTCAAAAAAAATTGGATATGGACGAAAAACGGGCTGGCGTGCTCATTATCCAAACAATGGGACGATTTACCAAAAAGGTCAAGACTTTAAAGAAAAAACCATCAACGAAATGACCCCTAGAGCAAAAGAAATTTATGCTAAAAAAATCAAGGAGGGACTAGGGCTTTGATAGCTGAAACAACTGCTTACAAATTGTTAAAAAACGATAGGACGCTTAATGAGCTGTTGGATAAGCTTAGAGGCGGTCCTTTTAAAAACGGATTTGATCAGGGTATCTTTACATATGATATTCCTGACAATCCCGTTGATTTAAGAAAAGTAGAACTAGCGCCATTTATGCGTATAAATACAACGTATGATGGTCCGTCCCTATATGCAGATGATGACATGATCAGTAATGAACAGCGTATTACAATCAATTTTTGGTGTAAAACCGCTTCTCAGTCTGACCAGATTGCCAGCTGTATAGATAGGATTTTAAAAAATGGCGGTTTTGAAAGATACACCGCAAACGAAAAACCAAGGTATAAAGATAGCGATATTGACTTACTCATGAATGTAAGGAAATACCGCTATTTTGATTTTTATTAAGAAAAGAGGAACTAAATGGGAAAAGTAAAATTTGGACTACGTGACTTCCAGTATGCTGTGCTTGGGGATAATGATAAAGTTAATGAAAAAGACAAAGGAATCAAAGCTCTACCCGGCATGAAATCAGCTAAACTTGATATTACAAACGAGCTTGTAACTGTCACGGCTGATGATGGACCATATGTTGTTTTATCTGGTGGTATCACAGAAACAAAATTGGAAATCGAAGTCCTTGACTTGACTTCCGAAGCGCGTCAAGATTTCTTCGGAATTAAAGCTGACAAAGGTATTGAAAGATACAATAAATCGCTCACACCTAACAACGTCGCTTGCATGTTTAGAACAAGTGATGAAAATGGGAAAGCTATCTGGGTTGGTTTGTTAAAAGGTAAATTTAACATTCCTGGCATGGATACCAAAACAAAAGAAGGTGCGCCTAACCCAGAACCAGACAAAGTAACAGGTAACTTTGTTGCTCGTGGAACTGATGGTGATGTAGTTGTCATCGGTCGTGAAGGAGTGAATGGATTTGAGCTAAAAAAATTCAAAGAACTTGTGTTTGATGGGGTGACAGGATTGGAAAAATCATCAGAAGACAATAGTCTAGTGTAACACTTAAGGTTGGGTTTTAAATCCAGCCTTTATTTTTTGATAAGGAGCAATAATGTACGAAATTACACTTAAAAAAGGCGGAGTAGATAAGACTTTCTCAAAAGATTTTGTCAATGTCGAAGATAATATGTTGGCGGTTGAGCATCAAGTTAGACAGAGCGCTATCTTTAGTGATGATAAGCGCCGGTTAGACGATAAAGAACATCGCAAATTAAACGAATCATATTTACAGATGTTTGTAGAAATGTACGGAAATCAATTCAATGTTGACGATTTGAAACAGTCTAATGTGTCTGTTTTGGACAAATTAACTGAGCTTTTTGTTGATGCTTTAGGCGGAGAGAAAGAGGAAGACGAAAAAAAGGAACAATAACGCCTCAAGAAGCTAAAGACAACCTGCTCTTGTGGATTCAAAGTTTACTAAAAAATGGGTATACCATTTTAGATATTAAAAAAATGCGCTTATCAGACATAGAGTTGATGGTAAAAGCGCTAGAAACTGATTTTGCTGAAAAAGAAGAAGTGGTTGAAACAACTTTAGACAAAGCGTTCCCATTCCTTTTCGGCTAGAAAGGAGAATTAATGGGGAATATAGGTGATTTAGTAGCGACTGCTACACTAGACATATCACCTTTTATGTCTAATACAAGAAATTTAAAAACTTATATGAAGACCTTAGATAACTCTCTAAAGGCTGTAGAAAATAGTTTTAATGGTCATGGTAGTAGAGTTAAAGGTTTAAAAGCTATCTACACAGAAACTGGCGGTGCATTAAAAAGTTATCAAGAATTACTAAAAAAACAATCTCAAAAATATAATGAGTTAAAAGAAAATATTGGCGATGTCAACAAGGCGACAGCAAGCCAAAAACAAGCACTTATTAATGCTAAGTCAGCGATGATGGAAACAGCTGCTAAAGTTTCAGAATTGCAAAGTAGGCTCAAAGCTTTAGGCGCTGAAACAAGTGTTTTTACTCGTTTTGGTAACGCTGCGGAGCAAGCTGGGAAAAAAATGAAGTCATTTGGCGATTCTGTATCTGGTGTTGGTGCTGCTTTTACAAAAGGAGTAACTGCACCAATTGTTGCTGGCGCTGGATATGCTCTTAAGGCTGCTGTTGATTATGAAGATGCTTTTGCTGGCGTCAAAAAGACAGTAGACGAAGTAAAAGACTCAAATGGTAAAGTTGTCTACTCTTACGATATGTTGTCCAAAGGAATTAGACAAATGGCTAAAGAGATACCAGCTTCTACAACTGAAATTTCTCACGTTGCTGAAGCAGCTGGTCAATTAGGTATCAAGACAAAGGATGTCTTAGGATTTACTCGTGTCATGATTGATATGGGGAAATCGACTAACTTATCATCAGAAGAAGCGGCAACTGCACTAGCTCGTTTTGCTAATATCACGCAGTTGGACCCATCAAAATACAGTAATCTAGGAAGTTCTATCGTTGAGTTAGGAAATAACTTTGCGACAACTGAAAAAGAAATTGTTGAAATGGGTCTTCGCTTAGCTGGCACTGGTAAAGTTGTAGGATTGACAGACCCTCAAATATTAGGTCTTGCAACTGCTATGAGTTCGGTTGGTATCGAGGCAGAGGCTGGTGGTTCGGCGTTTAGTCGTGTCATGCAAAAAATAAACACACAGGTTCTTTCTGGTGGAGAAGATTTATGGAAGTTTGCGAAAATAGCCGGCAAGTCTGCTGATGAATTCGCTGCGTCATGGAAGAAAAATCCACAAGAAGCGATTATTGATTTTGTAAAAGGTCTTAAACGCTTTAAAGAAGAAGGGAAAGACGTAACTGCTCACTTGCAAGACATGGATATCAATTCTGTACGTGAAATTGATACATTACAACGTTTGGCAGGAGCTGGCGACTTGCTAGGTGATGCTTTCAAGTCTGCTAATAAAGGTTTTAGCGAAAACAAAGCTTTAATGAACGAAGCGAACAAACGTTATGAAACGACAGCATCGAAATTACAAATGCTAAAAAATCAAGTTAATGATGTCGCTATTGAATTTGGTGGACCTCTTATTGATGCACTGCGTGACGGTTTAGAAGCTGGTAAACCTATTATTAAAGGCGTTGCAGACTTAGCAAAAGCATTTAGTTCTCTGGATAAAGAGCAACAACAACAAATCATAAAATGGGGACTAATTGCAGCAGCAACTGGACCCGCATTGTCAATCTTCGGCAAAGGCGTTGGCGTAATTGGTGGAACGATTCAAGGACTAGGAAAATTAAGCAAAACGTTAGGCACACTCTCCGGGAGTCTGGGAGCAGCAAAAACTGGAGCTGCTGCTTTAGGAGTTGGAGCGGAAGGTGCAACTACTGCATTAACTGGAATGAGTGGAGCGGCAGCATTGCTAGGGAATCCCGTAACTTGGGGTGTTGTGCTAGGAGGAGCTGCTGCGCTTGCTGTCGGATACTTTGCTCAAAAAGCCTACGAAGCGCACCAACGTACGCAAGAGTGGGGGACTAAAGTTAGTCAAGTACAAGCCAATGAACTGCAATCCTTTAAAGATAAGGTTGATCAAACAAATCAATCAATGGAAGGCTTTAGAGGGGGAGCTGAACAGGTTAACTCCGTGAAGACAGCGTTCCAAGGTTTAGTTGCTGAAATTGAAAAGCTAGAAAATAAAGATTTAAGCGAAAAAATCAAACTTGCAGAACAATTTGGTTTTAGCCAAGGTACGATGGACCAAATAAAAAAATCTAGCCGACAAACTGTAGAGAATGTTAAACAGATGTCTGATGAAGTTATCAATATCTATCAAAATGCTAGTAATGAACACAGAAGATTAACCGAAGAAGAAAAAGCTGTTGTATTAGCGAATCAAAACGAGCTTATCAATGTGCAACTGTCAAAATTGAACTACTCTGCTAAAGAGAAAAAAGCTATCGTAAAAGCAATGAATGGCGATTTAAATTCATTGAATAGCCAGCAATTAACCAAAGCTCTTGAAGTTACTGAAAAATGGATAAAAGCAGAAAATAAGTCATACAATAAACTCAAAAGTGGTCTTAAAAAAGTTTACGACTCTATAAAAGGTAATGACAAAGAGGCTGTCAAAACTCGCGAAGAGATACACAAGAAGCAACAACAACTTGAAGCAGACCATTACTTAAAAATGGAAGCTTACGGCAAGCGCTACGCTGCAATTCAAAAGAAATTGCTAAAAGGTACTGCTAAATATTTAGACCCTCAATTGCAACAAGCGATGGTTAATGATGTTAAAAAGCAAATGAAGGAGCTTGGTTTGTCTTACGAAGAGTTGATGACAAAGACAACCAAAGCGGCTTCAAAAGCGCAAGAAGTGAATACAATGTGGGCTAGAACCACTAAGAAATCTACAGAAGACCAAAAGCTTGCTAATTCGCAGTGGAACGGACTTGTCTGGAATCCCAAAACAGGTAAGTTAAAAACCAATGCTAAAGAGGAAGTAGCCAAGGCTCTTGAAGCGGAAGGTGGCTGGGACAGACTTAAGTTTATTGCTAAAAACGCAAACCTAGAAACAAACGCTCGGATAACCATGGCAGAAGTACTTGTAGAGACTGGCAAATGGGATACCCTTACTCCAGAAGAGAAAGAGTTAGTTGTTGATGGGCATCAAGGTATTCAAGCTATAGTAGAAAGTAAGCAACATTTAGAAATATGGAATAGTTTGCCAGAAGAAGTTAAGCGGATTTTAGGGGATAACAAAGACTTCCTGAATAAAAAAGGAGTTGCAACACGAACTCTTGAAAATTGGAATGCTTTAAAACCAGACGAAAAAAAATTACTCGCTAAAAACTTAACAAAAAAAGGGAAAGATGAAGCACAAAAAACGATCAATAGCTTAGTCGGAAAAGAAGTCAAAGTGACAGCGGCTAATAAAACATTGTCCGGAGTTAACAGCGCTCAAAGAACATTAAATAGTGTGCAAGATAAACATGTCACTATTTGGGCGTCAATCAAAAAAACTGCGAGTGACTTATGGAGCAAACTAACAGGATACGCTGTTGGTACAGACTACCACCCTGGTGGACTTGCGATGGTCAACGACCAAAAAGGTTCTTTATATAAAGAGTTAGTAACATTACCAAACGGACAATCTTTTATCCCAGATGGACGTGACGTTATCTTGCCACTCCCTCGTGGTTCGAAAGTCATGAAAGCAAGTGCTACTCGTGATTACATGTATGACTTAGGAATACCAAAATATGCAAACGGTATTGGTTTTGACAACACTAAGATTGCTAATATCACGCAACGAATGAGCGAACTTCCTAAAAACACAGTGACTTCAACAACAGATGATAAGTTGTATTGGATGATTGAGGAAATGATTGCAGTTTTAAAATCTACTAAAGATAACAGCGTTATTGAGCAAGCTTTAGACATTGCAGAACAAGCAATAGAGCGTCCAGTAGAACTTTACTTACAGGACGGTCAGTGGGTAGCTAAAGTTGCGGACCGCATTACAAATTATCAAACGCAACGAAATAGTCGCAATAATCGAATGAAAGGAATGCTAAATTGAAATTTATTTATGACGGTGTAGACATGTCTAAATTTTTTAGGATATCTCGTGTTGAGCGGTCTATAGGAAATGAACGAACATTGTCGTTGAATGAGACGTTTCAACTTGGTACAGCTATTCGTGGCATAAAGACGGGCGCTAAAATTATCAAAGTACATATAGAGCCACTAGAAATAAATGGCGTTTTAACCGAGCAATTAAAACATGAACTTGCTGGTGTGTTAAATGTTGACAAGCCTAAAAAAATGACGTTCGGAGATGAACCAGATAAGTACTATCTCGGGCTTGCACAAGGTGAGATTTCGACAGAAAAAGTAGCAAGGTGGTATCAGAGGGCTGTTATCACTTTTTACATACCCGACGGTGTTGCACACTCTATCACTTATAAAAAGTTTTCGGACTATACGCAAGAAGGCAACAAGCTTATTTTTAATTTGCAAAATGATGGTAATACTAACGCTTATCCAATAATCAAAATTAAACATAACTCTGAAAACGGTTATATCGGTATCGCAAATGAAACGGGCGCTTTTGCACTTGGATCATCGGAGGAAGAAGATGGGACTATCGTTCATCGCAACGAATCCCTTTTTGATTACTCAAAAGCTATTGCACAAGCTTTAGAAGGTGCGCCCAACGTCGCAAAACTCAACTATATGCCACCAACATTTGACTCGGAATTAAAGCGCATGCGCCTTGATAATATTTTAGGCTCTGGCAAAGGTGGAGAGTATGTAGCTATTGGTGCTAGAGGAACTACACCGGGTTACGGCGAGCATGTTGGAACACGGACATTTATTATTAATCCTGACTCAAACGGCGAATATACTCTCAATGAACACTTGTGGTGGAAACAGATTTTTATTGCTACCGCGCAGGATCAAAAAGGATTTTTAAAGCTTTGTGTGACAGGGGAAAACGATGAATTCCTCTACGGTATCGAAACTTACAAACGAAAAAATGGTTTTGAAACAGAATACAATTTTTTTGCTCTTGATGATGACGGTGTAGGCTGGAGATTTTACAAGCAGTTTGAATTTCAGGCAGATAGAAATTATCACAATCCTTTTTCGATGAATAGAAGCAGGGCGGTTGAGATTTTTAGAGAAGAAGATAAGTTTCGTATTTACTTTAACGGTGCGCATCATCATGTAACTGTTCCGTCCCTTAAAGGGAAAAAATCCCGCAAGATACATCTTGCGATGGGGACATGTAGCGATAGCTCTAAATATATCAACTACAACCTGTTTGAAAAAGTTAATTTCGAAAAAATGGGAGTGTCTCATTACAACAACATTGTTAACAAGTACCAACCCGGCGATGAAGTAGTTATTAATTTTGAAAACGACACAGTAAAAACAAAAGACTTAGATTCTATTCAAGACATGGTTTTAGGTTCGCAACCTATATCTATCCCACCCGGAAAAACAGAATTAGTAATGCAGGTATCTAAGTTTTCTCAATCTTCGCCAAACGCTGAAATATTGATAAAAGAGAGGTGGTTATAATAACGCTAGTAATACATGATTCTAAGTTGCACCCTGTGTTGTTGCTAGACAACGAAAAGCAAGGAGCACTTAATTATTATGATGACTTGTGGACTAGACAGCTCACAACTGGTTCGTCAGCCTTTGAGTTTTCAGTTTATAAAAAAACGCTGTTGGGTGACAATCCACTTAATCACAAATATCACGCACTAAACGATCAAGCATTTGTCTCTTTTGTGCACAAAGGTAAAGTACAATTGTTTAACATCATGCAAGTCGAAGAAACAGAGACAACAATACGTTGCCTTTGCGAAAATCTTAATTTAGAGTTACTCAATGAGTATTGCAATCCGTATAAAGCTACTAAAGCAATGTCGTTTGAAGAGTATCTTGTAGCATTTGATATTTTAAATTGGGGTGCTTTGACAATTGGCACAAATGAAGTCAAAGATAAAAAACTTACATTGGAATGGACTGGTCAAGACACTAAATTGGCTCGCTTATTATCGATTGCTAATAATTTTGATGCAGAAATTGAGTTTGAAACGCAACTACACAATAACCACACTTTTAAAGCTTTTATAGTAAACGTCTATAAAGAATACGAAGAAGGAAAGTCATACGGTGTTGGTCGTGACAGAAGTGACACTGTGCTTAGATACCAAAAAAATATCGCTGGTATTACTAAAAAGCTTGATAAGCGTCAGATTTATAACGCAATACGTCCTTACGGTAAAAAGACTGTAAAAGGTGAGCGTGTTGTCTCTAATCCTGTTACACGTAAAGTCACTAAGACAGTTGGCTCTAACAAGACTTACTTAGGCGGCGATATTAAATATTACGGTCACACAATCAAAAAAGCCAACGTACAAGCGATTATAAACTATGCTGTACAATACAACATTTTGCCAAGTGGCATCATTACACAGCTTTATTTAGAGAG